TGCAGTGCGATCGTCCGTCGACGCAAGGCCAGATCACGTAATCCCGTTGTCTCCTGGGACTTTCGCGGCGCATTCCTCAGGGTCTGCGCCGCTTTTTTTGGAGGTTGAAATGAGCGAAGAAATCAACGACGCAGCGCCGAGCAGCACTGAGCCCATCTTGGTTGCGGTACCCGCAGAGAATCCGGATGTGCCCCCTCTGGCGGATGTCCCAAACGTTGCCTTGGCTGCGGAAAGCCATACCGACGCCCCGGTATCTGTAACGAATGTCGGTGGCGAAAATATTTCGTCGCACAACGTCGAAAATTCGCCCGCTGAAATGACGTTCGAGCAGCGCGTCGAGCAGCGTTTTATCGCACTGGAGCAAGCATTGATGAGGTTGCCGCATTCGTTGCATACGGTGCTCAGCCGCGGCAGCACGACCGCCGAAGAATTCGCGCACAACGTGCTCGCGCATCTGTTCGGCCATAACCAATAAACAGCCATTCCCACGGAGATTTCGATGCAGGAACTGAGATTGCAGGAGAAGGGGCCGCGCCCCCACGTGCGTTTCGAAACGCGCCCGACGGAAGACCGCGCCGCGTCGATCGATGCCGGCCGCAAGGTCTACAAGGATATTGATTGGGTCATCGTCACGCCGCAAGGTGGCAAGGATGTGCGCGAGGATCACGCCGAAGCATGGCTCGACAAGATCGAGGCACAAGCGCAGATCGGCCAGTACGACTATGCCTGGTCGAGTGACTTCCGCAAGATGTATCAGATGTTCAAAGACGGCAAGGAAATGCCGGAGAACGGCACGCCGCTTCGGATGTGCACGACGCTCTTTACGCCGGCTGAGATCGCGAATTGCCTCGGCGTGAACGTGCGCACGCTTGAGGATTTGGCAGCCTGCAACGAGGAAACCTTGCAGCGCATTGGAATGGGCTCCAGGGCGCTCAAAACGCGCGCTCAGGAGGCCGTGAAAACCGGTGAAGGCAAGGAGAGTGCGATGAAGGTCGAGGCGCTCACGATCGAGAATGCCGATCTCAAGCAAAAGGTGGATGACCTCGTATCAGTCGTCAATGAGTTGCGCGAGCAGATGGCAACCATGGGCGGCGAGCAAAGACGCGGTCCGGGTCGTCCGCCGAAATCTCAGGAGGCTGCATAGCCATGATGAAGTACCAGAACAATGTGCTGTTGAGCCCGGGCGGTGTAGCTGTGCCCAATGCCAGTGTTCTGGTGCTCAACTATCCGGGTGGCACACCCGCGACGATCTATTCCGACAATGGAGTGACCGTCGCGGCCAATCCGCTTTCCACCGATACGAATGGCGCATTCGGTTTTTATGCGGCCGATGGTCATTACTCGCTGCAAATCACGGGCAGCATGGGCGGGGTGGCAATTACGCCGGTCACGGTGAACGATGTGCTGCTCGTCGATGTTCTCCCGTCTGATCTCTCTACCGCGCTTCCCGGCTCCAGCGGAAAGCTTTGGAATAACGGCGGCGTCATTTCGGTGTCATGACATGCTCAAGAAAATCAAACTTGCGGTAGTAGCGCTGCTACTGCCGCTGCTGGCGTTCGGCCAGAGCTATCCGTCGCCGACGTTCAATAACGTCACGGTTCAGGGAACGCTGACCGCAGCGAATCAGTCGTTCACGAATCCGCTTCCGGTGGCCTCGGGCGGCACCGGCGCGGCAACATTCAGCGCGAACGCCATTCTCTATGGCAACGGAACAGGGGCAATACAAGCGCTCGGTCCGCTGACGAACGGGCAGCTTGTCATAGGCTCAACTGGCGCGGCTCCGGTTGCTGCAACGCTCACTGGCACCGCCAATCAGGTCGTCGTCACGAATGGCGCCGGCTCGATCACGCTCAGCCTTCCGCAAAGCATTGCAACGGCTTCCTCGCCGACATTCGCAGGCCTCACGCTATCAAGTCCGCTGACAGTTGCGAATGGTGGCACGGGGCGCGCGACGCTCGCGAACCATGCAGCGCTGATCGGCGCCGGAACCTCGGCGGTTACGCAGATTGCGCCATGTGCTGCTGGCCAAGCGCTCATCGGTGCCGGAGCGAGTTCTGATCCCGCATGTGGGCTGCCCACTGGGACGCTGATCGGCATTCGTGTTTTCACCTCTAGCACGACCTATACGCCGACTGCCGGGACCAATAGCGTCATCGTCGCGGTTCAGGGCGGCGGCGGTGCGGGCGGCGGTTCAGTTGCAACAGGGGCGGGGCAATTCGCGGCGGGCGCAGGAGGTGCATCCGGCGGCTACATCCTGACTCGTCTAACTTCCGGGTTTAGCGGGTCGACTATCACGATTGGCTCTGGTGGCGTCGGGGCAAGCGGGGCTGCTGGCGGGAACGGTGGCAATACGGTCTTCGGAACGCTCACTGCAAACGGCGGTTCCGGTGGCGCGGTAAGCGCAGCCGGAACGTCAGCAGCAATTGGATCGCCGAGCGGGGGAGGCGCTTCTGGCGGTAGCATTGTGAATGTCCCGGGGAACCCCGGAGGATACGGCTTTGCCGTCAACGGGACATCCGTTGCATTCGGCGGCACCGGGGCCAACTCGCCACTCGGTTCAGGCGGCATAAATTCGGTGGCCAGTACAGGAGGCGCAGCCGGAGGGTATGGGGGCGGAGGTGGAGGCGTCGTTAGTGGCGCTAGCACTGCCGCACAAATCGGTGGCGCAGGATCGCAAGGCGTCGTGATCGTGTGGGAGTACAACTAATGACCTACGCGATCGTTGAAAACGGGGTTGTCGTCAACACAGTCGAGTGGGATGGCGCAACGCCCTGGCAACCGCCAGCCAGCACGACTACCGTACAAATCCCTGATGGCGCATATGTCGGCATCGGCTCGACCTACGCCAATGGCGTCTTTGGCGAGCCGCCGCAACCTCCAGCGGGAATATAAGCCATGCCTATTGTCGTTCAGCCGATAACCGGCAGCGTTTCCTGTCTGGACATCATCAAGGATGTGACGGCACGACTGAACATCCCCATTCCTACCGCAGCCGCTACATCGACCGACCCGGCCGTGCAGCAATTGCTGGCGCTCTGCAACAAAGAGGGCGAATGGTTATCGAATCAGTATGACTGGCAATCGCTCACGCTCGAAGCGTCGTTCACGACGCTCGCCCAGGAGAACCAGGGCGCATTGTCGACAATCGCGCCGTACATGAAAAACATCATCAACGACACGATGTGGAACCGCAATTTGCGGCGCCCCGTGTTCGGCCCGATGACGCCGCAGCGTTGGGAGCAATTGAAAGCCATGGTAATGCAGGGGCCATGGAATCAATTTCAGATTCGCGGCGACAGCATTCTTTTCATCCCTGTTCCGACGGCAGGGCAGAGTATTTATTTCCAGTACACCACGCGCGCTTGGTGCAAATCGTCGAGCGGCTATCCGCAGGTCAAATTCCTCGCCGATACAGATACGCTGACGCTTCGCGATGACCTGTTCAAGCTCGGGCTCGAATGGCGATGGAAGAAGGCGAAGGGTTTCGACTATGCCCAGGATTTCGTCGATTATGAAACGATGCTCCAAGATGCAAAGGCGCGCGACGGCACGAAGGATGTCATCAACATGGGCGATGTGAAATATGACATCTATCCTGGCATTCTCGTGCCTTCCGGGAGTTGGTCGGCATGATGCGTCGACCTGTGGCCGGCGTAGCGCGCGCGCAGCGGGCACGCACCGAAAGCATTCCTGCTCCCATTGGAGGCTGGAATGCGCGCGATTCGATCGCAAATATGCCTCCTGGCGATGCGGTCATACTCACGAATTTTTTCCCGACGCCATCGAGCGTTTCGCTGCGCAATGGATCGATGAATTGGTCTACTGGGCTTGGCAATCAGGTAAATTCGCTGATGCCGTACAACCCTGCCAGCGGTACGCCGAAGCTGTTTGCCGCGGCCGGTGGATCGGTCTTCGATGTGACCTCGACAGGCCCAGTGGGCGCGGCGGTCATTTCGGCGCTGAGCAGCGACAAGTGGAAGTACGAGAACTTCGCCACGTCAGGAGGGCCATTTCTCGGGATCGTGAATGGTGTCGATGGGTACTACGTCTATGACGGCAGCGCGTGGCAGAAGGTCACTTCGGCATCGGCTCCGATCTCGATTACGGGCGTCGATCCGACGACGCTCTCCGATATCAAGATGTTCGCCTCGCGGGTATGGTTCATCCAGAAAGGTTCACTGAACGCCTACTACCTGCCGGTGAGCAGTGTCGGAGGCGCGGCCGCAGTATTTCCGATGCAAGCGATTTTCCCTCGCGGCGGTTCGCTCGTCGCGATGGGCGTATGGACCGTCGACGGCGGGTATGGGATGCAGGACTATCTGTGCTTCGTTACCTCGGAGGGTGAGATTGCGGTCTACCAGGGCACTGATCCGTCGCAATCAAGCACCTTCCAGAAGGTCGGCGTCTATCAGGTGGGTTCGCCGATGGGAAATCGCTGCTTCATGAAGTATGGTGGCGACCTGCTCTACATCGGCAAGGACGGATTGGGACCAATCTCGCGGCTGCTGGCATCGTCGCGCGTCAACACTCAGGTCGATCTCAGCTACAAGATTCAGAACGCGATAGCGCAGGCCACATCGCTCTATGCGAGCAATTTCGGGTGGGACTTGGTCCTCTACCCGGCGGGCAATGCACTCCTGCTGAACGTCCCGATCGCGCTCGGTCAGCAACAGCAGTACGTGATGAATACGATCACGGGCTCGTGGTGCAATTTCACCGGCTGGTCGGCGAACTGCTGGGCGCGTTTCAACGATCAAATCTATTACGGCGGCAATGGTGCGGTCGTGAAGGCATGGTCGAATAACTTCGATGACAACGGCAGTCAGATCAACGGCGAGACTCTTCCGTCATTCGACTATTTCGGCACGCATCAGCTCAAGCAGTGGACGATGGTTCGTCCTGTGCTCCAGTCCAGCGGCACGCCGGGCATATCGATCGGTCTGAATATCGATTTCGACACGACGGCGCCCACGGGCCTCCCCGGATTTTCATCTCAGTCAGGAGCGCTATGGGATGTGGCCGTTTGGGATGTCGATGCCTGGAGCCAGGACAGCCAGATTCTTAAGAATTGGCAGACGGTATCGGGCGTTGGCTATGCCGCAGCGATGCACATGAAGGTCAGCGCACTCGATATGCCGGTCTCATGGTTGAGCACGGATTACGTGATGACCGATGGAGCGGTGCTGTGAAGCGCATTGTCTGGGATGATCCCGAGCGCGTCATGCAATGGGTGGCCGAGCGCACCGATGAGGAGCGCGGCTACAAGCTCTATACCGCGATTGGGCTGGAGAACAATGGAGAGCTGTGTGCTGGTGTCGTCTTCAATATGCAGGCCGGCGCAAATATTCTGATGCACGTAGCCTCTGACGGCTCGCGTCATTGGATGACTCCCGCTTACATGGCGGCGTGTTTCCGCTATCCCTTCATTCAAGCGGGATGCGGTCGTATTACCGGCCTTGTGCGGGCCGACAACATCGAGGCGCAGCGCTTCGATGAGCACTTGGGGTTCAAGCGTGAAGGACAACTCCGCGCGGCTTGCACCGATGGGACGGATTTGATCGTCTACGGCATGCTTAAAAGCGAATGCCGGTACATCGAAGGCAAATACCATGCGGCATTATTGGCTGACATCCGACGCGCCTGATTTACCTCTCGGGGCATTCAGGAAGGCGCCTGGAAAATATCGCCCTGCAACGCTTGAGGGCAAGGGTGGAGATGCTCCGCCCCCACCTGATCCGTTTATCACCGCCCAGGCTCAGACCCAGGCGAATGAGCAGACGGCAGGCTATAACAAGGCGCTGAACCTCAACAATTATTCGAACCCGTTCGGCTCTCAGACTTCCACTCAAACCGGCGTCGATCCCGCAACGGGCGCGCCGATCTACAGCACGTCGATCACGGCCAATCCCGCGCTTCAAGCGCAGATGAATGGCTTGCTTGGGCAGACCGGGCAAAGCGGCGCAATCAATCAGACGGCGCTCAATGGCCTGTATGGACTGAATGGGCAGATATCCGCGCTGGGTTCTTCGCTTAGCCCGCAGGCTGCGCAGCAGGCTCAACAGAACGGCATCAGCTCGGCCTATCAGTCGTCGATGGGGTATCTAACGCCGCAGTTCTCGCAGCAGCAGACCTCGCTCGATGCTCAGCTGGCGAATCAAGGCCTCGCTCCCGGGTCGGAGGCATGGAATAACGCGCAGGGCAATCTCTCGCGCAATCAGACATTCCAGCAGCAGCAGGCTCTAAACAATGCTCAGTTGACCGGTTCGCAAATCGGCACGCAAAACTGGCAAAACCAGCTTTCCGGCATTAATGCGAAAAGCGGGTTGCTTGGACAGCAGGCTGGGCTGTTCGGTCAGAGCGTGGGCATTGGTCAGACGCCATATTCGAATCTGCAAACGATCGCTCAAATGATTCCTGGCTATACCGGAACATCAGCGTCGGCATCGAAACCGGCTGACATCGCCGGATACATGAACAATGCCTATCAAGGCCAATTGGCCTCGCATAATGCTGATGTGGCGAGCGCAAACCAGACCGATTCGACCATAGGATCAATCGCCGGCATGGCTGCATTGGCGTTTTTCTGACATGGATAAATTTCTCGAATCGCTCCGCGAGATGCTTCCGATGACAGACCTGCGTCATCGTTCTGCGATGCTCGGCAATCTCTCATTCATGTTCCAGGTCATCCGCGCGAGCGAAGACCTGCTTATGGATGCCGCGGCGTATGCGCAGGGAGGATTGCATGAGTATTTCCACGAGCATCTCGGCGAAGAGATGAACCATGCCGAATGGCTCGCGCAGGACTTGAAGAGCGCCGGCGTCGATGTCTATTCGTTCCCAATCTCTCCGGAGGCGGTCGCGATGGTGGGATCGCAGTATTACCTGATCCGGCATGTCGACCCGGCCGCTCTGCTCGGCTACATGCTCGTACTCGAATGCTTCCCGGCCTCGGTTGAGGATGTCGAGCAGTTGGAGCGCACTCACGGCGCAGATGTGTGCCGCACCCTTCGGCACCATGCGATCCACGATCAACAGCATGGAAAGGACGTGCTCGAACAAATTGCAAAGCTGAGCGAGAGGCAGCGCGAACTCGTCAAGCAAAACGCCATGCAGACGGTGCTATATCTCTGCTCTGCCGTAGCAAAATTCAATGGAGGTGCATATGCCTAACGCAGGCGGGATGGCAGTGCTCCCGCAATTCCAGGGGAGCATGTATGATTTGCAGCGGCAGCAAATGCTGTCTCAAGCACTCATGCAAAATGCGCTGCAAGAGGCGAAGCCGATGCAGACGGTTGGCTCTGGTGGCAGCCAGAATTATCAGGTAATGCCGCGCATGTCGGCTATTACTAGCATCGTATCGCCGCTTGCGCAGGCTTTGATGAGTGCGAAAGTCGGGCAAGACACGAGCCAGGGATTGAACAACCTCGGCGCGGCTCAATGGCAAGCGCTCGTCGGCCCGAATGGCATGCAAGGGTTCGGAGCATCCTCCCCACAGCAGCCAGCCCCAGCAGACCAACCCGCAAATGCCGGGACTGCTGGGGCAACCGTCTCTGACGGCGCTGCTGGGTCTGGGGGGGTATCTGGGCAGCTGAGCCCAGCCGGACAGCAAGGGCCGCAGGGAATGCTCGCGCCGGGTGGCCCGATGAATCCGCTGGGTATGTCGACGCAGCAGGCCGCCATGATGTACCTGAATGCTCCCGAGAAGTATTGGGAGGCTCAGGCGCAGGCATTCAAGCCTGCCGACATCAATGCCCAGATTCGAGCGGCCGGCATCGATCCAAACAGCGCTCTCGGTCGTTCGATCGCGCAGAACGCGCTCGCGAAAGCGGTCGCTCCTGACTACGCATCGCTGCGCCCGGGAGGGTATGCGCTGAACAAGACGACGGGTCAGATCGAGCAAATGCCGGCTGTTCCGGAGGGTTACACCGCGGTCCAGGGGCCGAACGGCTGGCAGGTAGTCCCGGTTCAAGGTGGCCTCGAAGCGATGGGAAATTCTGCGGCTGCCGCCGCTGGGGGAAAGGCTCGCTATTCGCTTCAACAAGTGTGGGACCCGAGCGCGAATGGCGGCAAAGGCGGATACGTCCAGCAGACCGTGGCGAATGTCGCGGATGCGGCTGGAGGCGCACAACCCGGCGCGCCGGCCCCTCTGCGCAACAATAATCCTGGCGCGTTGATGCCTGGGGGTCGGCTCGCTCAATATCCGGATATGCAGACAGGTCTCCAGCAAATGGATTCCAATCTCGCGTCCTATGGCAAGCAGGGCGTCAATACCTTGGCCGGCGTCATCTCCAAATGGGCGCCCCCGAATGAGAACAATACGAAGGCTTATATCCAGGACGTGTCGCAGCGCTTGGGCATTCCGCCTGATCAGAAAATAGACCTCTCGAATCCTGCTGTGCGCCACGTCGTTTCGACCGGGATCATGCTGCACGAGAATGGCCCCCAGGCATTCGTCGGAGGCGCTTCGGCCGGCCCTGCGGCACCGATGGCATCGCAGCCACCTCTGGGTGCTCAAAACGCCGCAGAGGCCTCTCAGGGCGCCCCCAGCAAGCAGATGGCCGACGCATATGGCGCGCTCTCGAACTCAGACTCCAGCTATCAGCAGTCGCGTGAAGCGCTGACGGAAATGCTGGACCTTGCGAAAAACAAGGGTGCAGTGGGAACCGCCGTGGGCGTGTTGCCCGAGTCAATAAGTACCAAGATCAGCCCGGATGCAGCGAAGTATCAAAAGCTGCATGCGACGTTCGTTTCCCTGCAAGGTAAGGCTCTCGGTGGTGGCGCGACGGATGCCGCCCGCGCAACGATTGATGAGACTGTGCCTACCTATGACAAGCCGCAGTCGGCAATGATGAGCGGCTTGCAAACGCAGCTCAACAATCTCGATAGGGCGCATGTGAAAACGCAGTTTCTCTCGCCGATCTATCAGAAAGGCGATGAGAAAACATTCACGCAGCAA